CCTTCTGCGCTACAATTTACTGCAGAGAGACTTATGAAGTCTACACAAAGAGTAGGAACAGCTGATAATGACATCAATGCAGTTGTGTCTATGGGAATGATTCCACAGGGTTATACTGTGAACCATTACCTAACTGATACAGATGCGTTTTTCATTAAAACAGATGTACCAAATGGACTAAAACATTTTGTTAGAGCACCAATCAAAACAGCTATGGAAGGCGATTTTGATTCTGGAAACGTAAGATACAAAGCTAGAGAAAGATACAGCTTCGGCTGGTCTGACTGGAGAGGTATTTTCGGATCACCAGGTGCGTAATAACTAAATAATTAATGTGGCGGCCTTAAAACCGCCACATTTCTAAAATAGAAAGAAAAAATGGCAAAATTCACCGTTAAAATATGGGCTTATGATCACTATACATCTTTTGATGTAGAAGCTGATGATAATGCTGAATCCATTGAAAATTCAATCCTTGACAAAATTGGAAAAAAAAGTATAAAATGGGAATCAACGGGAATGTTTTCGGATAAACCCAACAGAATAACCTATGAGGAGGTTGTTGATGGTACAAGACCTATACAAACAGAAAAGGTCCTTGGAGTTGAGGTGGCAGTTGGAGTATGAGCAAAGTGGTAAATATACTCTTAATATGGTCGAAATTGATAACGCCATTAAAAATGTTATCACTGAGATCAAACTTGAAGAGTCAAAAATTGCAGACAGAGAAAATGCAATCAAGAATATTGCCCCCGATATGTCAGTGGCTACGTAATATATAAACGCCACATCGCTGAAATCGTATATTTCTTTAGGGACTTCTTGCACTCTATTAAAAATTACTATATAAAAAAATCACTATACATTTTTAAAAAAACCTTAAATGTAGACGCGTATAGTCGACATGCCCCTAGGGACTACATTTAAATATTCTAGGAGGAATATTATGGCTAAATCAACTTTTTCAGGTCCAGTAAGATCTGAAGATACTTTTAAAACAGTCAGTAAAGCGGCATCTACTGGAACGATTACTGAAGTCATCACTTTAGGTGATGGACCTGTTACACTAGGAGATGAAGATACAACTCTTACTAATGCTACACATAGTGGAAGACTAATTGTAGTTCCAGCGATCTCAGCAAATAGAACGATTACATTACCATCACCTGTTGCTGGTTCACACTTTAAATTTATTTATGGTGGCGCTGCAGAAGAAGCAGAAAACCTTATCTTTGATACAGGTGCTGATGCTAATTACTTTATTGGTGGTGTTGTTCATGCAGATTCAAATGCTGATAACGTAACTATCTATGCTGATGGAAACTCTAACTCAAAATTAACTCTTACAGATTTTGGTGGTATGGAGATTAACATTATGGCTAAAGACAGTACTAATTGGTTAATTTGGGGCTTTACAGAAGGTGCAGACGCACCTGCATTTGCAGACAATTAATAATTAACTTTATGATGGGGCTTCGGCCCCATCTAGTAATCTTTATTAAGGAGGGATTATGGCAGACACAGTAACAGGACCAACTATCTTGCAACAAAACGATAGAAGAGTGGTCATTAAAATAGTAAATCAATCAGACGGAACCGGTGCAACTACAGTTTTCGGTGATGTATCCGCAATGGATGCAAGAGAAGACGGAACAGCAGTTACTCATTTAAATTTACAAAGAATTTGGTTTTCTTGTCAAGGTGGAGATGGCGGAGACGCTTATGCACGTATAGACGAAGAAGATTCAGATGGCGACATTCCAGTTCTTGGTTTAACAGGAACAGGTTATTGGGATTTTAGAGAATTTGGTGGAATACCAGTTGATAAATCTTCTAACAGTAACCAAAGTGATGTTAACTTTGTAGTTCCAGGAGCTGCCGATTCTGGTAACATGTATACGGTTGTAGCAGAATTTGTAAAACTATATAGTTAAGGAGTAGAAAATGGCTAATACTACTTCTGGAACAGTAACGTTCGACAAAACATTTGCTGTTGATGAAATCATAGAAGAAGCTTACGAGCGAATTGGTTTACAAGCAACAAGCGGAGGGCAGTTATCTACTGCAAGACGATCTCTTAACATTCTTTTTCAAGAATGGGGTAATAGAGGTTTGCACTATTGGGAAGTAGGAAATACAAATATTGATCTAATTGAAGGTCAAGCTGAATATACTTTTTATAGAGCAAGTAGTGATGGAACTTCTTCAGTAACGGTAGGTGGAACAAGTGGATCATCTACTTATGGTGTTGCAGATGTTCTTGAAGCAACTTATAGAGCAGACAGAACTTCTACAGATCAATCTGATTCAGCAATGACAAAAATAGATAGAGCAACTTATTCTGCTTTAGGAAATAAATTATCTAAAGGAACTCCTTCACAATATTGGGTCCAAAGATTTATAGATAAAACTACTGTTACAGTTTATCCAACTCCTAATTCTACAGCAGCTTCAAAAGATATGCATATTTATTATGTTAAAAGAATTCAAGATTTAGATGCAACATATACTGATGCATCTGATGTTCCTTATAGATTTGTACCTTGTATGTGTTCAGGATTAGCTTTTTATTTAGCTCAAAAATTTGCACCACAAAGAGTACAAGAAATGAAATTATTATATGAAGATGAATTAGCAAGAGCATTATCGGAAGATGGTTCTTCTTCAAGTACTTATATAACCCCTAAAACTTATTACCCGAATATATAATTATGCCATTTGGAAAAGGAAAATACGCTAAAGCAATATCAGACAGAAGTGGAATGGAATTTCCATATAATGAAATGATTAAAGAGTGGAATGGTTCTTTAGTTCATATTTCAGAATACGAAGCTAAACAACCACAATTGGAATTAAGACATAGAGGTGGAGATGCACAAGGTTTAAAAGATGCAAGACCTGCTAGAACTGAAAATGAAGTTTCTAGAATGTTAAGCCCAGATCCTTTTGAAACAATTGCAGCTAGTTCTGGAATTATAAATGTTTATGAAAAATCTCACGGTAGATCAACAAGTGACACTGTAAGATTTAGAGGTCCTATTTGGACAAGTTCAGATTCTGATGCTTATCAAAATCCATCTGATTTTGATGGAATATCTGGATCTAATATAGCAAAAACTGCTGGCTACTCGATTACAGTTGGTAAAAGAGATTCAGCTGGTGATATTACAAATACAGATGATTACTACCACTTTACTGTTGATACAAACACTGCTACAAGTGGAGAAATATCAGGAGGAGGCAATAGTTGTTCGGCTGGTCCGGCAACATTGACAGCTTAATATGGCAGGATTTACTTATTCAACATTAACAACAGCGATTGGAAACTATACTGAAGTTGGAACAGACGTACTTTCAAGCACAATTACAGATCAATTTATAGATAATTCAGAATTAAGAATTCAAAGAGATGTTCCAATTGATGCTGACAGAAAAGAAATTATAGGTAGTCTAGTTGCTTCAAAAGATAATGTAAATGTACCAGCTGGTACTTTATTTGTCAGAGGCATACAAGTTTATACTTCGACAACAGCAGCAACAGGTGCTAATAGCTGGTTAGAGAAAAAAGATATAAGTTTTTTAAGAGAATATGATGCAGCAGAAACTACTACTGGAACTCCAAAATACTATGCAATGTCAGGAGGAGCGACAGGAAGTGGTGCAGCTTCATCAGGAAAAGTTACAATAGTACCAACTCCTAGTTCAGCATTTATGTATAAAATGCATTATAATGCTAGACCTCTAGGACTAAGCTCAGCAAATACTACAACTTATTTAAGTCTAAATTTTGGAAATGGACTTTTATATGCATGTCTCGTCGAAGCATTTAGCTATTTAAAAGGTCCGATGGATATGCTACAACTATACGAACAAAAATATCAAACTGAAGTACAAAAGTTTGGTGGAGAACAATTAGGTAGAAGAAGAAGAGACGATTATACGGATGGAGAACCTCGTATACCCGTTCCTCAACAGACACCGTAAGGAATAGAATATGGCAACATTAACAGTAAAAGTAATAGAAGAAATAACATTAAATAATAACAGTTATAATAGTGAAAGATCATTAGATATTTCAAGTGTTAATGAAATTGTTAAAAGAATAGTAACTATTTCAACTACTGAAACAGGATTGTTAGGTTTTGCTACAGCTTCTTCAACAGATTTATCAAAAAGTTATTTAGCAGGTCAATTTGACGAAGATGATGTTAGATACATTAGAATTACAAATTTAGATTCAAGTAACCATCTTACATTAACATTTAGAGATGAAGACAGTACAGAGTTTGCAGTTAAAGTAGACGCTGGACATTCTTTCATTTATCCAGGTGATAATAGTGGTGGCGTTGTAGATACAATGCATGCAGGAGGTTCTGCATTAACAGTATCATTTAATGATTTAGTAGATATTACAGCAACTGCAGATACATCTTCTGTTGATGTAGAAGTATTTGTAGGAAGCGCGTAGGAGGAATATGGCATCAAGTTATACAGATATTGGAACAGAACTAATGACAACCGGCGAGAACGCCGGTACATGGGGATCAACTACCAATACCAATTTACAAATTTTAGAAGAAGCAATTAACGGTTATGTATCACAAGCATTAACAAGTGGAGGTACGGTAACTTTAACTTATACAGATGGATCAACAGGTGATGTTGCTCGTCACGCAGTTATAGCTTTAACTGGTGCACTTTCTGGTAATGCAGTTGTTGAAGTTCCAGCTAATGAAAAAGTTTGGATTATAGATAACCAAAGTACAAATGCTTATACAGTGACTGTAAGAGTTAATGGTCAAACTGGAGTTACTTGGGGAACATCAGATAAAGGAACAAAAATTTTATATGCCAATGGTACAGATGTTGTTGATACAAGTATCGGAGGTGTAGGTGCTTATGATTTAAATGGTGGGGAATTAATTTTAGACGCTGATGCCGATACTAGCATTACAGCAGATACAGATGATCAAATAGATATTAAAATTGCAGGAGCTGATGATTTTCAATTTACAGCAAATACTTTTACTGCACAAGCAGGTAGCACGATTGCTGCACAAGCATTAACTGCTACAACAGTTACAGCAAGTGGAATTGTAAAAACAGATGACACTACTGAAGCAACTTCTACAACAGATGGATCACTACAAACTGATGGTGGATTATCTGTAGCAAAAGATGCAGTGCTTGGTGATGATCTTAAATTATTAAGTGACTCTGCTGTATTAAGTTTTGGTGCAGATTCAGATACAACTTTAACACATACTGATGGCACAGGATTAACTTTAAATTCAACAAATAAATTAACTTTTCAAGATACTGGTACTTACATTTATTCAAATGCTGACGGAGATTTAGATGTAGTTTCTGACGGCACAGCTGTTGACTCTATTAATTTAGAATCTGCTGGTGGTATTACACTTGATGCAGGTACAGCTGGAAGTGGTATTGTTTATGAAGATGATGGCACTGAAATGGCTCGTATTCATAATTCATCTAGTGATGTAATTTTAGAAACTAAAGTTTCAGATAAAGATTTTTTAATTAAAGGTAATGATGGTGGAAGTACAATAACAGCATTAACTTTAGATATGTCAGATGCAGGAACAGCTACATTTAATCATGATATTAAAATACCAGATAATGGACAAATAGGATCTGCTTCAGTTGCAAATGCAATGGTTATTGATAGTTCAGGTAAGGTAACTTTTATTGGTGATATTTCTGTTAAGGATGATATATTTATGTCATCAGATGATGCCAAATTACAACTCGGTACTCACCAAGATGTAACAATTACACACGACCCCGATGATGGTTTAATTTTTAAAAGTACAGCAACAGCTGACGATAATCCATTTTTATTAACTATACAAACAGGCGAAACAGATATTGCAGTAGATGATGTTTTAGGTACAATAAACTTTCAAGCACCAGACGAAGGCGCAGGAACAGACGCTATTTTAGTTGCTGCAGGAATTGAAGCAGTATCAGAAGGAGACTTTAGTTCTTCTAACAACGCTACAAAATTAAGTTTTAAAACAGGAGCATCGGAAGCTGCTACTGAAAAAGTTGCAATCAGTTCTGCTGGTAATTTAAATTTAACAGCATCTAATACAGAATTAAGATTCTATGAAGGATCAAATTATGTTGGTTTTGAAGCACCAGCATTATCAGCTGATCAAATTTGGGTATTACCAAGCGCAGACGGATCAGCAAACCAAATGTTAAAAACAGATGGTTCTGGAAACTTAGGTTGGGCAACAACTTCTAGTGCAGCAGACGATATTTCTACAGGAGATGCAGCAGTTACAATTGCAACTTCTTCAGGAAATATTACAATTGATGCAACAGCAAATGATTCAGATATTATATTTAAAGGAACTGATAACAGTTCTGATATTACAATGCTTACACTTGATGGAAGTGAAGCTGGTGCAGCTACGTTTAATAATAAAATTATAGCAACAGAATTAGATATATCTGGTGATGTAGATATAGATGGTACATTAGAAGCAGATGCTATAACTCTTGATGGTTCAGCTTTTATTAAAATTGGAGGAACAAATTTTGATAATTCATTATTACTTGGTCATGCAACAACAGGAACTTTAGGAGGAGGTGCGTCTAATGCTGCTACAAAAAATACTGGAGTTGGTACTGAAGCTTTAATATCCTTAACAACAGCAGATGAAAATACTTGTATAGGTTATAGATCTGGTAAAATTTTAACTACTGGTTCAGACAACACTTTTATTGGTGGTCATGTTGGTTATAATACCGTAGGCGGAGCAGCTAGTAATAACGCTGGAATAGGGGCAGAAGCCCTATCAGGACTTACTTCAGGTAATTGGAATATTGCATTAGGCAGAAGAGCAGGAAACAATATTACTACAGGAGAGGGGAATGTTGTAATTGGGCATGCTGACGTTTCTAGTGCTACAGGCGACAGGCAGTTATCTATTTCTGGTTATGATGGAACAACAACTACATCATGGATTGTTGGTGACAATTCAGGAAATTTAACTTTTCCTGCAGACGCTACATTAGGAGATGATTTATATTTAGATTCAGACGCATCAGTCATACACCTTGGTGATGATGGAGATGTAACTCTTACACACGTAGCTGATACAGGAGTACTTTTAAATGGTGCTAGTGTTATTCAATTTAGAGATTCAGGATTAACAATAGGTTCAAATGCAGATGGAGATTTAGACGTTGTATCTGATGGTACAGCAATTGATTCTATTAATTTAGAATCAGCTGGTGGAATTACTTTAGACGCTGGCTCCACGACTCATGGTATTACATACGAGGATGATGGAACTGCAATGTTACAAATTACAAACAGTTCATCTGATGTAATTATTAAACCATTAGTAGATGCAAAAGATATTATATTCCAACAATACGATGGTACAGCAGTATTAACAATTGAAGATAATGCAACTGCTAACATTCCTGCTGGTAAATTAGCAATTGGTGGAACAGCAGTTACTTCAACTGCAGCAGAATTAAATTTATTAGATGGAGGAACATCTGTTGGTAGTTCAATAACATTAGCAGATGCGGATGGTATCGTTGTTAACGATGGTGGAACAATGAAGACTATTCCTGCATCAGATTTAAAAACATACAACCCAGGTGGTACTTCTTGGCAGTCTGTTATTACAGGCGCAACTACAATGGTTTCAGGAAGAGGTTATTTTGTAAATACAACTTCTTCAGCTTTTACAATGACACTACCTGCTTCTCCTTCAATTGGAGATAGTGTTACAATTATAGATTATGCAGGAACATTTGATTCTAATAACTGTACAGTTGGAAGAAATTCACAAAAAATACATGGAGCTTCTGAAGATTTAACAGTTGCAACAGAAAGAGCAGCATTTACATTAGTGTTTACTGATAGTACTCAAGGATGGCTCCTAACGAATAATTAAGGAGAATAAATGGGAAATTATAAAACTGATCACGGTTTTCAAATTAAACATAGATCTAGTGATCCAGCTAATCCAGTTGAAGGAGAGATTTGGTATAATTCTACTACTCAAATTTTAAAAGTAGCACCTTTAATTGGTGCTATGTCATCTGGTGGTAACTATCCAATATCAGTATATTCACTTTCTGGAGCTGGAACACAAACAGCTGCATTAGGCACAGGTGGATTATCTCCTGGAACTAATGCGACAAATACTGCTGCCGCATATGATGGCTCTAGTTGGACTGCTATAACTAATGCTCCAGTATCTAAAGCAAGTATGTTTGGATCAGGTACGCAAACTGCAGCCATATTTGCTTTAGGATCTCCTTATCCAATGGATGAATCTTATACTTGGAATGGGTCTGCTTGGGCAGATGGACCTGATGTAAATACTGAAAGAACTGGATGTATGGGGGGTGGTACGACTACTGCCGCTGTTATATATGGAGGTGAAGCTCCTAGTCCATCAGGTTTTCCTGGTGCTAAAACAGAAGAATTTGATGGTTCTTCATGGAGCCATGTTGAAGATACCCCAGCAGCAACATCTATGCATGGAGCTTGTGGAACACAAACTGCAGGATTTATAGCTGGAGGACAACCTAATCCTTCCATAGCAGAAAGATCTATGTTTTATGATGGTACTAATTATTCTTCAGGACCAAATTTACCAGATGGTTATC